ATACAGAGGCGCTAACAGAGAATTTAAAAAAGCTTATCTTAGAGGAGCAGCAAACCAGGGAGCTGGCTGTAGGCACCTTAAACCTTTTAAAGCTAATGCCTGGATACGAAGAGGCTTTATCTGAAATGAAAAAAAGTGTAGAAGAAGATGGACATCAAGGAGCTTAAGCTACAGATCATAGAGGCAGGTGAAAAGGCTGTTAGACAGTTAGTTAGGGTTGCCAAAGAAGATATTATAAAGTTTGATACAGACGATGAGTTGGCTGCCGACAGGTTGAAGAATGCTGCGGCCACTAAGAAACTTTGTATCATGGACGCTTTTGAGATACTGAAAAGGATAGAGGAGGAAAAGAACCTATTAGATGGTACTGTTGTAGAAAAAAAGAATAACGCCCCAAAAGGATTTGCCGAGTCAAGATCAAAATAGTTTATACAAGGTAATAGAAAAAGCTATACCTAAACATGTGGTGGTGAATAAAAACCGTGCCCGCACATGGAGGTACGGTTATGATCCAAAATATGACATCGTAGTTATTTCTAAGACGGGACAGATAGGAGAGGTATACAATATAAATGGTTTGCTTGTAGCTTTACCTAAGGCCCCTAAGCAAATTTTCTCCAGATCAAAAAAGAAAGACGATCAGTACTGGGAGCCTTTTGAATACAGCAAAGATCTTAAGCGAATAAAGTCTATCTTCCAATGGCATCAGACGCCCAATGTTTTTAAGTCTAAGTGGGTGGAGTATATAGAGTCTGAGTTTGATAGGAGAGAGGATGGTTTCTGGTTTCTAAACAACGGGACTCCTACCTATATAACGGGCACCCATTATATGTACCTTCAATGGACTAAGATAGATGTAGGGCATCCCGACTTTAGGGAAGCCAATAGAATTTTTTACATCTTTTGGGAAGCATGTAAAGCAGATAAGCGTAGCTTTGGGATGTGTTATCTTAAGATACGTCGTTCAGGATTTTCTTTTATGAGTTCCAGTGAAGGGGTAAATCAAGCCACTATCACTAAAGATTCACGAATAGGAATACTTTCTAAAACAGGATCAGATGCTAAAAAAATGTTCACCGATAAGGTGGTCCCTATATCTAACAACTATCCCTTCTTCTTTAAACCGATACAGGACGGAATGGATAAGCCTAAGACAGAACTTGCTTATCGTGTTCCTGCTTCGAAGATTACAAAGAAGAACATGTATGAAGTCGACGAAGAAGAGTTGGAGGGCCTGGACACAACTATAGACTGGAAAAACACAGGAGACAATAGTTATGACGGGGAGAAGCTACAGCTATTGCTTCATGATGAGAGTGGTAAGTGGGATAAGCCCGACAATATTTTAAACAATTGGCGTGTAACTAAGACGTGTCTTCGTTTGGGAAGTAAGGTTATAGGGAAGTGCATGATGGGATCTACCTCTAACGCTTTAGATAAAGGGGGCAGAAACTTTAAAGCTTTATATGAAGATTCTTTTCCTTCAAAAAGAAACGCAAACGGGCAGACTAAAAGCGGGATGTATTGTTTGTTTATTCCTATGGAGTGGAACATGGAGGGGTTTATAGATGTATATGGCATGCCTGTACTAAGAACCCCTGGGATACCTATCGTAGGTATCGATGGTGAAGACGTAGCTATAGGGGCTATAGACTACTGGGAGAACGAAGTAGCTTCTCTTTCACAAGATGCAGATGCGCTCAATGAGTTCTACCGACAGTTTCCTCGTAGCGAGTCTCATGCTTTCCGAGATGAAAGCAAGCAGTCTATATTTAATCTAACTAAAATATATCAGCAGATAGATTACAACGACTCTTTAATTATGGACCATCACCTTACGCAGGGTTCTTTCCGTTGGAAGGATGGTATAAAAGACT